TTGCGCAGGCTGGCGATGTACGCACCCGACGCTGCCGATCGCTTCGGGGACCGGTTCGTGTCGATGGATTTGGACGTGATTATCTGCGGCGCGCTCGATCCGCTGTTCGATGTCCCGGACGATTTCAAGATTTACAAGGGAACGAGCCGCAAGCGACCCTACAACGGCTCGATGCAGCTGATGACCGCGGGAGCGCGATCGAAGGTCTATACCGAGTTCACGCCAGAGCGCGCTGCCGAAGCTGGCAGGCGCTACATCGGCAGCGACCAGGCATGGATTTCACATTGCCTTGGCGGCGGCGAAGCTACTTGGCATCTCGAGGACGGGGTGGCGTGGTGGGGCAACCGCCACCAGTCGCCGGTCGACAAGCGCCGGATGATGTTCTTTCCCGGGCACTTCAAGCCATGGGATGCGCCGTACTCAAGCGCTGAAAGCAAATGGGCGCAGGCCCACTACCGGCAGGAGGCCGCTTGATGGAACTGTTCGGCCTGACGATCGGGCGCACCAAGACCCTCAACAGCGTGGATGGTAACCGCGGGTGGTTTCCTTTGATCCACGAAGCGGCCACCGGTAACTGGCAGAGCAACATCGAGGTCAACGAGCAGCAGGTTCTGTCGTTTCATGCGGTGTTCGCGTGCATGACCCTGATTGCCAGCGACATCGCTAAACTGCGCGTCAAACTGGTCGCCAAGAACAACGGCATCTGGCAGGAAGTCGAGAACGCCGCGTTCTCGACTGTGCTGCGCAAGCCGAACCATTACCAGACCCGGATTCAGTTCTGGGAAAACTGGGTGCTGTCCAAGCTGTCGACTGGCAACACCTACACCCTCAAGGGGCGCGACAATCGCAATGTGGTGAAGGCGCTGTATGTGCTCGATCCGCATCGCGTCCGCCCAATGGTGAGCGACGACGGAGCAGTTTGGTACGAATTGCGCTCCGACCATCTGGCGTCGGTGTCTGAAGAAACCGTGATGGTGCCGGCGAGCGAGATAATCCATGATCGCTTCAACTGCCTGCACCACCCGCTCGTCGGGCTGTCGCCCATCTATGCTTGCGGGCTGGCAGCGACGCAGGGCCTGCGGATCCAGAACAATTCGACCAGCTTCTTCGCCAATTCCTCGCGCCCGGGCGGTCTGCTGGTGGCGCCTGGCCGGATCGACGAAGCGAACGCGACCCGGCTCAAGGAATACTGGGAAGAGAACTATACCGGTTCATCGAGCGGCAAGATCGCCGTCCTGGGTGATGGGCTGAAGTACGAGGGCCTGGCCGTCACTCCGGTCGACGCGCAGCTGATCGAGCAACTCAAGTGGACTGCGGAGGTCGTTTGCTCGACCTTTCATGTCCCGCCCTACAAGATCGGGGTCGGCTCGCTGCCGAGCTACAACAATGTGCAGGCGCTCAACGTCGAATATTATAGACAATACCTTCAGTCGCATATCGAAGCCGCGGAAGTATGCCTCGATGAAGGGCTGAAGACCGGCGAGGCTCTCGGCACCGAATTCGATGTCGAAAACCTTCTGCGCATGGACAGCGTGACGCAGATGGATGTACTCGAGAAGAGTAAATCCGTCCTGACGCTGGACGAGCGCCGCCGGAAGCTGGAGGCGCCGAGTATCCCGGGCGGTGATACGGTCTATCTGCAGCAGCAGGATCACTCGATCGAGGCGATTGCCGCGCGCGACGCGCAATTGATCCAGGAAGCGAAGAACCCGCCGCAGGAGGCTCCTGCACCGGTAAACGACAATGACGCAGAGCTGCAGGCGCAGCGCGCTCTTGTCACGATGATGAAGGGGCTCACCGATGTTTGACGGCGAAGCGTTCGGCAAGCAGATGGTCGCAATCGTCAAGGGCCATGTGGACCGAGCAACTGCGCCGCTGATTGCGCGCATCGAAGAACTGGAGAAGCGCGAACTCGTCCAGCCCGAAAAGGGTGAGCGCGGCGAGCCGGGCGAAAAGGGCGAGCCCGGCACCGTCGACATGGGAGCGGTCAAAGCGTTGGTCGATGAGGCGCTTGCGGCGATCGACATTCCCGATCCGATACCTGGACCACAAGGTGAGCCCGGCGAAAAGGGCGACGCAGGAGAGCCGGGCCCCGCAGGCCCGGCCGGACGCGATGGACGTGATGGCGCGCCGGGCCGCGACGGCGCGAAGGGCCTGGACGGCAAGGATGGATCCGACGGCAAGGATGGCGAGAGCTTCACCGTCGACGATCTCGACGTAAACCAAACCGACGAGCGGACGCTCGAATTCCGGTTCGCCAAGGGCGACACGACCTACGCGTTCGAATTTGAATTCCCGGTCGTGATCGACCGCGGCGTTTGGAAGGCGAGCGAAGAATACAAGCGCGGCGATGCAGTGTCGTGGGGCGGTTCGCTCTGGATCGCGCAAAAGGATGCGCCCGCCAAGCCCGACACGGCAGACAGCGGCTGGCGCTTGGCTGTCAAAAAGGGCCGCGACGGAAAGGACGCGAAATGAGCGTCGACCTCGCCACGGCGAAGGCGTTTCTCCGCATTACGCATAGCGACGACGATGCGCAGATCACGCTGCTGATGAACTCGGCGGCTGCGGCGCTGGAGCGCTATGCGGGCGATGATTTCGACGCATACGATGAGGACGTAGACGCCGCGCAATTGCTGTATCTGGACTATCTCTATTATCCGCGTAGCGACGTGACCCTGGACCCCGTTACCGGTTGGCCGATGGCGGTCGCCGCGCTGATGCTGCCGTTCCGGCTGCCGACCGCGAAATGACCGGGCGCCGGAGGAACCAGCTTGTCACGCTGGAACGGTTCACATCGACCCAGAACGATTACGGCGAAGAGGTCGAGGACTGGGGCGCTATCGGCACCGAATGGGCGGCGGTTTACTACGGCAAGGGTAGCGAGCGTCGGCAGGCTGCGATGGAGCAGGGAAGCCAGCCCGCGAACTTCCAGTTCATATCGAACACGCAGACTCGCGGGCTGACACTGAAGGACCGGATCGAGCATAGCGGGGCGTGGGATATTGTCGGGATCAGTCCGGATACGCCCGAGCGCGGATTGCTGGAGGTGACGGCGGTAAGGGCATCCTAAGGCACGCCGTGCTCATTCTGTAGGCGACCATTCGGGCAGGTCGGCGGCCACCGCTGCGCAGGCGAGGCCAACGGTGACGGGGGCACCCTCGACCAGATACTTGGCAACCGTGTTCCGGCTGAGGTCCAATTCAAGAGCGCATTTGCGCTGGCTCCACCCCATCACGCGAAGCCACTTTCCAAAATCGCGGCCAGTCATTGCAAATTCACCTTTCAAGCGCTATAGGCGAGGGAGAGACCCGGGCCATTCGACCCGAGCCTCCCCTTCTACGCTATTTCCGGATTATGGTGACGGTCAGTGCTGCTACACTGATCGCCACCCCGGCTATTGCGAGAAGAGCGAAGAGCAATTCCGTATTCGTCATTGCCTTGCTCCCTCTTGTCTTGGGTGGGCGGGATTGCCTCCCCTTCCGACCCATTCTTTATGGCTTAAAATTGAGCCGGATGCAAGCGGAAACGCGCGGAATTGTGCGATTTTTCATCCGGTTATCAGTGAATTCGCGTTTGGCTGGCGGGGCGTAACGGGGCCAACTCTACAACACGCTGACCCTTGGCCGCGCTGCCCGCTTTCGGGCGGACGGCTTGCTTGTGGCCGAGATGTTCGCCTTCAAGTTCAGCGGAAATGCAAGGGTGCGGCGATGAAGTTCAGCACCAAGACCACCGGCTTCGAGGGCCTTGAGGACGCGCTGATCGAACTCGAGCAGTTCAGCGGACGCACCACCGCGGGCAAAAATGCAGTCCAGCGCGGGATGAAGAGCGCGATGAAGCGCGTCGAGAACAAGGCCAAGTCGCTTGTGCCGGTCGACGAAGGCGACCTGCGCGACAGCATTACGACGAAAAAGGAGCGGGCGAAGCGCCAGCGCGGTTCGGCAAAGTTCGCGCGGCAGACGGGCATTTCCATGCTGACGGGCCCGACCGGCAAGCCCGAGGGCGGCAACCCTGCCTGGCAGGAAGAAGGCACGGTCAAGATGACGCCGCAGCCGTACATGCGCCCGGCCGCAGATTCGGAAGGTCAGAAGGTGATCGCGGACGTGGCCAAAGAGCTTCAGGATGCAGTGATGAAGTCGGTCGCGCGTGCGCGCAAGAAGGCGGCGAGGGGGAAGTAGATGGCGGACCTCCAGAGCGCT